AGAAAACGCCTACGTATAACTTTTTCATAGATATCGACTACAAGGATGAAACGGCTCTCTCGATTGAGGAAATCAAATCTGTGTGTAAGATCATATGTGACAAGGTCAAGCGTCATGGTGGTAAAAATTGTCTTATTTCTGTGTCACCACCAAAGAAAGCTGGGAATTTGATAAAGACTGGGGTACATCTAAATTGGCCTAATTATGTTGTAGATCAAGTATCGGCGATCGCTTTGAGAGAACACGTTCTTATAGCACTTTCGAAAGCTAAGAGTTCCGTTGATTGGAATGAGATTATAGATGCCTCGGTTTACGGTGACATGCATCGGAAAACCAAGGGGAGTGGTTTTAGGATGCCTTGGTCGTACAAGAAAGCTAAACACGACGCGTGTAGTGGTAGGGGGTGCACGGGGTGTGAAAATGGTAAAGTAAATCAATTGGCATACCTCCCCGTTTTCATGTATACACCCGAACCATTGAGTACTATCATACGTGTAGACTCCAGTCCGAGTGTTGAGATTCTAAAGATGTCTGCAGTTCGAACAGATGCTCCTCAAAATGTATTTATTCAACCACCATCTATGCCTGTGAGAGAGGGTTCATTTACAAATGAAGAAACGAAGGATGAACTACAAGATGAAGAACTGAAATCCCATATAGAAACATTTGTTCGCAAAAACATGGAAGGACAATCGAACGCTTTCATTAATAAAATTTTTCAAAATAAGACTACATTTTTAGTTGCTACGAGTTCAAATTACTGTGAGAATCTACGAAGAGAACATGGCTCAAATCATGTATGGTTTATCATCAGTGGTAAGTTAATTCTACAGAAGTGTTTTTGTCGATGTGAGACCATACGGGAGAGGAGAGACGGATTCTGTAAAGATTTTTGTGGGCGTAGACACGAACTCCCACCGAATATAATCGAACGCCTCTATCCTAAAAAGGAAGACCTTCAGAAGTGTCCGGAAATTAAAAAATTCGTTGACAAACCGAAACTTAAACAGTGTGAAATAAAGCCATTACTACAATCATTTATTCAGAAATTCATACCAGGTCAATCAGATACAAATGTCGTAAACATTAAGAGAAATAAAACAAATCAAGTGGCATTAACAACATCATCTTATTGTGAATCTATCAAGGGGGAACACCCCGATACTGTAATGTCTTATGTTATCAAAGGTAATAAGATAACACAGCAATGCCCGTTGTGTAAGGGGAAGAAAAGTAATGCGAGAACGCATGTATTAATAGACAATAGTCTTATAAAACTACTTAAACAATAATTGACTTTAATACTCAAATGGTTGTTTTAGTTACTCGCTCAGGAAGGAATATAAAGAAACCTGTCTTGTTTCAACCCACAGAAGAAGTACTAGAAGATGATTATTGTGCCGAGGAACACGACACGGATAATGACATAGATTCTGATATTGACACAGACGATGAATTATATGACGAGAGTGAAGATGATGGTGATGAAGGTGAGGATGCAGATGAAAATGGTAATTTGAAGGATTTTGTAGTAGACGATGAAAGTGAAAGTGAGGAAGAAGACGCTTAAAAAAAAACCGTTCTATATTAAAAAATGGAAACCGACATTGGTAACCCCATTGAATATAACCCCATTCTTGAAAATGTACCCGAAGAGAAGGAGGAAATTAATGATAAACCTCACGAAGAGGAGTATTACTTTCATCCGTCTGAAATGAGTAATTACCCACAGACACCTTATCAGTCTCAAGACCGAGAATCTTTCGATTTATTTAGAAATGTTGACAAGTCAACGTGGATCATTGCATTTGCAGTATTTTTACTTGGCTTTTTTATGGGGAAAACCATGCAACCAGTTATTCTCAGGTACACTTGAGTGTGCCACAAATGTCCCTATATTTCCAACTTTTGGAGGAATAAAATGATTGATGTAAGGATCCCTATATGTATCCTTGATAAACCCAGCTGTAGTACTCGCTTCAGGCTCTTTTTTGGTTTTTTTCTTTTCATTTTTGCTTTTTGTATCATAGCTTGCAAAAAACAAAATAAAGAACGTACTGACAATAACGACAGTCACGAATGTAGTTATCATGTTATTATTAGGTATGAAAATTATTTACTCAGAAGAAACCTCTGGTTCACCATCTTCTGGACTCTCTTCGATTTTACCGATGGTAGAGTCAGCGACAGACTTCGCATCTTCCTCCAAACGTTTCGCCTTACGAGCCTCAATCTCCTTAGCAACAATCGAATCGGCTTCTGAAACAAGATCCTCCATGGGTGTATCAGGCTTCTCCTTCTTGAGACGCTCGAGAACCTCAGCGGGGTGAGGAATTGGAGCCTCATCAGGTTTAGTGTAAAACTGTGAGTTCTCATCACCGGGTGTATAACGAACCTTATCCTCCATCATACCTTGCTTACGTTCGTTAAACATGCGAGTAGCCTGTGATTGATTATCCTTGTAACCAGTCATGATTTCTTCGAGCTTCTCATTCGTGTAGTGCACGTCCTCAATCTTACTCGAGTCAGGGGGGATCAACAGCCACTTGTATTGCTCCACAACATAGATATCAAAGGTGGGATCTTCCTTCTGAAGACGCTTGGCGTGATTGGCAGCTTCGTCGCGGGTACCGAAAGCGCCACGGAGCTTAATACCGAATTTATCGCTTTTCTGAGGACACTCGGGTCCAATAATAGAGATACACGCAAAGACTTGCCCGGGAACGGTGGTATAGTCAGTTTCGAGAGACATTATACATTTCATACAACTTTAAACTTTAAGCCCTAAGTAATAGATATAAGATTAAAGAATACATCTATAAACTGAGAATGGAAGAGATTCGTAAGAATCATAATGAGGCAAAACGTGAACTCATACAGAGTATATGCCAAACGGGGCAACATATTTTGGATGTGGGTTGTGGTTTTGGTGGTGATTTACAGAAATGGCACAAGTGTGGTGTAAATATAAACATGTGTGATCCCGAACCAACTGCTCTCATAGAAGCTAAATCCCGTGCAAAAAACATGCACTTGAGGGTAAACTTTTACGATGGTGATATTCATAACTGCCCTAAACGAAGATTTGATGTCATGTGTTTTAATTTTTCACTGCATTATATTTTTAAAACGAGAGAGCAGTTCTTCAGTTCGATTAATGAGATTAAAAAACGCATAAAACCGGGTGGATACCTTATTGGTATTATTCCGGATTCGGAAAAGATTATATTCAAAACACCACTTCAGGATGATACAGGAAACTTCTTCAAACTCAAAGACCATGGAAATGGTGGGTTTGGTGAAAAGTTATTTGTAAATCTCATAGATACACCTTATTACGCAGATGGACCAAAATCTGAACCAGTCGCGTACAAAGACCTGTTGGTGACCCACTTAGAAGATCTTGGTTTTAGATTACAACTTTGGGAAGGTTTGGGGGGGAATCCAATCTCAGAGTTGTATAGTAAATTTATCTTTGTATATAATAGATGATATCTTTCCTTGTATTATTTTTAATTAACATATTGATTCTACTCAACACACGTGAACCCAAGGAACTCCTAGAGGTCAAGGAGCGATACCGTACTCTCAGGGAACATTTGAAAAAAACAAACAACAAAAAGTTTGCCGTATTAGTAACTCCTATTCCCATCACTGGTTTGAAAAAAATGACCGGAACTGTTGGGTACAACGTTAATAAGGGTGCTGACATAACCCTTTGTCTAGATGGGGATGCGAATGAAATTATGCATGTACTTATCCATGAACTCACACATAGTACAGTACCTGAATGGGATCACTCCAAAAACTTTTGGGAACAATTTACAGAGTTGAGAGGAATATGTGAATCGATTGGGGTATATACCAGATTAGCGGATAAGACCAAATTTTGTGGTCAGTATATTCAGGATAAATAATTATCTCCTCATATGATAAATGCAAACACCCGTTAATGATCTCTTAGCGGCTTTACTTTCATGGATTGTGTTCTTTGCTGTGACACAAGTTCCCAAACACTCCGATAACTACTACCTCAACCTCGTTTTCTTGACTGTTGTTATTCCCAACGCCGCTCGTGCCATCGTCGGTGATTTCCCCCGTCTCGCAGTCGATCGCTCTTTCTTTGCCATGGCTACCGTCCTCGCTCTCATCATCACATTCGGTGTGAATGAAATGTGGAAGCGTTCTAAGGGTACAGTCAAGAATTTTCATAAGAGTGATAGAAAGAAGCATTTGGAGTTGAGTGGCGTTCTCGCCGGTGCTTTCGTCGGTGGTGCTTTAATTACGTACTTCAGTGGTGTAGACAATTCGATCTACAACAACATGGTACAAGGTTAAGCCTTAATAATATAATTTTTCGTTAAGAAAAAAATGATCGCGGCAATACCACCTGTGGTAGCCAAACCAATCATACTTCTACCCCCTTGTTCGTTAAGGAACTTGGGGATAGAGGTCGCAAGCCTATCTTGAACGGGTTTACTGACAGCAATTGCGGTGCATGCGGCTACTACGAGAGCAGTAAGTTGATCGTCAGTAAGATTCAAGGGGTTTTTGCTTTCCGGAGCGGATTCTTTCGCTCTAGTTTGGGGAGGGGCGCTGAAGGCAGCTTGGGGTTGAGCGGCAACCATTTGAGGCATGACACCTTGTACCCTGGGATCCTCGGTCATCGAAGGGGGTTCCATCATAATGTCATTAATAGGTGTAGAGTCCATCGTATCTTTATATGTACTCATATTTTTTTCGGGTTGTTTAAACGCTGTGGAAGGTTTATCCAATTGTAATGGTACCATACCTTCACCGTCATCAAAGAGATTCATTGTGGGTACTTGATCGGAAGCCATGTTAATATATCCCCATTTTTTCTTGACGTGTTAAGTGACGCAGTCTATTTTTTCTTGGTAATCGTAAGTCTGGTTTTTTTCGTAGCCTTTTTGGCGTCATTCTCCCTGTCTGTCTGACTAACATGTTTGGGGTTATACATTTTTTTATGCATTTGCCATAATTGAGGACTACCGACCCTAAAATTTTTCCGAACAGTGGCTTTGTACCAGAACACACAGTCTTGTATTTTATTTGATTTCACTGTATTATCCAGTACCAAACATTCATAGTTCTCGGTGCATGCATCCATCACCTTACAAAACATGTCAAAACTGGGGAAGATTCCAAAAAATGATTTGTATAATTTTTCTCTATTCTGGATAATATTTTCACGAAGAATGAAAACATAATCAACATTTGCTCGTAGAGCTGGTGGGAGATCCATCACGTATTGCATTGTCAACATGAAGAATATCTTCCAGTGTCTCCCATTCATAAAACATTGTCGAACACATGTATCCTTTAAAAATTTAGGGTCATACATACAATCATCCAGTAGCATGAAAGCCCCACAATCTTTTTTACCTTCACCAACCAGTTTTCTCTGTCTAGTCATCACCCTTTCCATCGCGTCTCTGTCGTAGTCACCGTATACGCATAGATCGGGAATAAACTCGGAATAAAAGTGATTCCCCTCTTCTGTTCCAGAAAGAACTATCCCCGCTGGGAGATGTTTCTTATGGTACATGATATCTTTAACAAGAGTTGATTTACCTGTATTACGCTTGCCTATAAAAACACAAACCCTATCATCTGCTATATTTTCGGGTTTGAATTTCTTCAATTGAAGATTCATTCTATTATAGTGTCTCGTTTTATTTAGCAAAATTTTACTCATATACAGTAGGAATGGCTGGTCGATTAAGACTTGCTAGTAAGGGAGTCCAAGATCAATGGCTCACTGGTACACCACAGTTTTCATATTTCCTGATGAATTTCAAGAGACATACTAAATTTTCATTCGATTATGTGGAAAGTCAATTTAATGGAAAGATAGATTTCGATAATCTACTCACATGTAGAATACCGAACGACAAGGGTGATCTTATTAAAAACTTTACCCTTAAGGTTACACTCTCTGATCTGAATCCAACTGTAAACGTGTGGTCTCGATCCATCATAAGTCACATGATTGATTATGCTGAGCTTGTTATAGGGGGTCAAACAATTGAAAAGATCACAGGCGAATACATTTACATGTATCAACAACTTCATAATACAAATGACGACATAGAACAAACCCTCTATTTCTTAAACGGGCATGGTAATTTACTGTCGTACACAGGTGAATATCCATACTTTATGGATATCCCATTCTACTTTTATAGAAATCCCAGTCTTTCTATACCAACGTGTGCCCTCACAAAACAGATTGTAGAAGTTAGGATTAAACTAAAGCCCTTGAGTGAATTAGTTCACAATGGTGCACCAGCTAGTATCAGTGCATCAATTAATAAGTTTTCCCTAGATACAGAGTTTGTGTACTTAACTGACGAAGAGAAAGGGTTTCTGAAATCTAGACCAATTGACTATGTGATTACACAACTTCAACTTGCAAAATTTAAAATGGAACCTGGTGAAAACAAGAAGTCTGTATTACTTAATTTTTCACATCCTGTAAAAGAATTGTTCTTTGTTTCACAATCTGATGCAGCAGTTCGTCTAAATAGATCTAATTATTACAATGTCATTAAAAATGCAGAACTTCGATTTAACAATGAAGTTGTTTTTAATCAAAATGATTTATTTCTCACATACGAACAATCTTTCAAACACCACATAAACTCTCCACAAGCATCGACACTCTCCAAGTTTGGAATGTACTCATTTGCTTTAAAACCTGAGGTGTATTACCCAACGGGTCAAGTTAATATGAGTCGTATATCTCATAAACTCCTTACACTTGAAATTACACCAGCGAATGATACAGACTTTAACCATACGCGTGTGTACGCAATTAATTACAACATTTTGAGATTTGAAAGTGGTTTAGCTGGTTTAAAATTTTAGGTAGTTATATTAGTAATGGCTGGTCAACTTCAGCTTATGGCATCTGGGTCTCAAGATAGGTATTTCACGAGAAACCCAGACTACAGCCATTTCATAGAAGCTTTTAAGAAACATTCAAACTTTTCGACACAGTACAACGACATAGATCCAGAAAATGTAGCCGATTTTGGAAAAAGGGTACGATTTAAGATTCCTCAAAATCAGGGTGATCTGTTAAAAACATTGAGTGTGAAGTTTACACTCCCGGAGATTCCAGGTAATCCTGTATACATAGAATCTGCCGGCCATGCAATAATTGAGTATGTAGATCTCATCATAGGTGGCACCATAATTCAGAGAGTCCACAGTGATTATCTTCAGATTTATTCAGAACATTTCGTTACCCAAACGAAACAGAAAGCACTCGAGCAACTTATCGGTAAATACCCACTTAGAACAAATGACAAGAGAGTTAGTGAAGTAATCACAGGTGGGTCTGGTAATACAGGTATCATTATACATGGCACATTAGGGGCTTCGTCGGATGAGAATTTCTTCGTTGACTTACCTTTTTATTTCTACAATCACCCAGAACTTGCCATACCCTTGTGTGCTATCAAAAAACAAGAAGTAGAAATTGAGTTTAAGCTTAGGGAGGCACAGGATATGATTGTATCAACGAGTGGTGATTATCAAACATTGACATCAACATTACATGTAAAAGATTTTAAACTATGTAGTGAGATTGTATTTTTGGATAATTCTGAAAAACGTAAAATGGAAAAGATGAAAAAGGACTATGTGATTACACAGATACAACAAAACGTTTATGATGTTGGAGCTGGTGTTAACGAGGCGACGTTTAATCTCGATTTAATAAACCCTGTCAAAGAACTTTACTTTGTAATTCAGCGCCAAGGTAGTAATGTAAATGCTGGATCGTATAATTCGAACCCCACCATAGCAAATAGTAACTATCAGGGTAATTTTGTGACACCATTTGACTATGACAATACATCTATAACTGCAAACAATAAGCGTATACTTTACGAAAATCTAAACTACCTCACACTTTCATTTGATGGTGAGGATATAATTACACAGGATACAGGTAATGTAATCTTTCTCAAGGCGGTACAAGCGGCTATACATCATTCCAAAACACAACTCATCAGGAGATTCTATTCCTATAGTTTTGCTTTACAACCAGAAGAATGTTACCCAACAGGACAAGTAAACCTAAGTAATGTAAAAGAACAGAAACTTTACTTAAATCTCACAGATTGTCCCGATTTCGCGAGACAGATTAAAGTCTACGCAGTAAATCATAACATTCTTCGTGTACGTGAGGGAATTGCGCAAAGTCTTTTTAATCTTAAATACTAAAGATGAATATGCAAACTGGTTTTGGTGGGGGAGGGGGTGACAGTATGATGGAACAATACATTGAAACCATGACTAACCTCATGTTACCTGTTATAGAAAAAAGCACTTTACTTGCAGCCGAATACTCCAAAGCATGTGGAAGAGATACACTTCTCTCTGAAGATATGAAATATGCGATGAGATACTGTGTCATGTATACAGTTGGAGACACTATAGGTCCTTCGTTTCCAGATATTTACGATGAGGTGGAGTCAGATTATTCAGACGAAGAAATTGATGTAGATTCACCAGAAGACTGTCCGCCGTTTGAACGATATTCGGGGAGTGATCCTGTATTTCTCCGTGTCAACGAAGCCTATGACAATTGGGATGTGTGGGTGCCTCAGAACCCGACAGAAGAGTTGTTAAAAAATGCTGTTAATAGTAATGAGCACATGGGAACCTGATGGTTGGAACTTTGATGATTCGAGTCTAAAATTACATTTATATGGTAATTCAGATGATTCGGATGGTAGTAGCTCGAGTGGTGAGATATCAGGCGACGATCAACTCTTCTCAAACTCTAAAAATATTAAGAAAACGCGATACAAAAAAATCGATAAGGAAGAATTATTACCAGAATGAATAATTTTCGTGGTATATAGTATATTACTCACAATGAAGGCGGCTATGCAAACTGTCACCCTAGTTACTCAGGAGCTCGAAACCCAATCTCTTAACGCGATTGTCGCCGGTTTCTCCTTCGCGGCGGCGCTGTCGTGGATGGATGTTGTCCGTTTCATCATCAGCCAGGTCATTAAGGTACCCAAGAACGGTGGCGCTCAGTACGCTCTCACCGCGGTTCTCACCACTCTGCTTTCCATCGCGGTCTACATGATGGTCTCCACCGTCTCTACTCGCGTATCCAAGCCAGCTCAACCAGTCTATGCGATCACTCGCTAAGCGGTGGTGAGCTTCCTTTCATAAGGAACATCAACAGTATACCAATGAAAACAATAATTCCAATGTAAATAAATACTTCTCGATTATAAAGAACCTCACTTTCGGGCTTCTTTACTTTCTCTGTAGTTTCTTTTCCCTTCTCACCTTTCTTTTTATCGAATTTATCAATAGGAACTTTCGTTAAACCTTCCAACTTATTCGTAGAACCCTGTATTTCAAATTTCAATATATGATCTTGATTTCTGAAATCATAAGGAATAAGTCTTCCATGGCTCATGTAGAAAAATTCAATCTTAAGTTCATCTATCAATTTTTGTGGACCCGAATGAAAATGGTGTACGATTGAATCATCTGAACCATTTACATTTATAAATTTAGTACCATCGAGAAGAATATGACCTGTATAAAAGGGTGTAGAGGTATAGATAGATTGTGTAAACTCATCAGAACCAGCTGTAACCTTTAGTACTAAAGAATTTGGTCCAACGAGATTAATAGCACCCGATCTGAGTACCTTATCGACTGATGTGTGTGTATTAGACGTAAATCCTAACACTTGGTGTGGTGTTGTTAATAAAGACGATTTATCTGAATATCCATTCGTTCCATCTAGGAACTCAAATGTAAAGTTATGAGTTCCAGCTGTTGTATTTGAGAATATCAAACTATCTGTGTCTGAATCAAACGTAACAGTGTCAACGTTACTATTCGGTGGAGCCAATTTCGTGTCTAAATCTGAAGCAAGTTCTGTACCAGTTGGGTAATTCGTTTCATCTAACGTAAAATCGGTTCCATTCACACTAAAAGTCTTATTTGTAGCGCAAGTTATCAATTGGGGTGTGGGGATACGAGCAGACACAAGTTTAAACTGTGTAACGTCGTAAATTGGATTTTTTAAACGAACAACGTAATTATTCGCGTGGAGATACACATTCGATTCACGCTGACTACTATCTATATTAAGTGTATGAACCTTCATTAAAATACGGGTATAATATTTTAATGATTGTTTTCAACAATCTAAATCGGTAACTTAACGATAAAGGGCATGGGAAAGGGGGTTGTTCTGCAATTGTTTCGAAGCAATATCGAGACGCCTGGAGTTTGGGTTTTCATTACCCTTGTAAGGGTTGAGTTGATGGAATGTTTTGGACTGGTATTGTTGGGTCCAACCACCGTTTGCAGCGTTAACACGTCCATCAAGACGGGTAGTATCACTCCTGACTGCGGTAAGTGCACCACCTTGCTTCAAGGCACTCTCCCTAACATTCATGCGACCAGCATTACCCATACGGTTTGGTTTACCACGACGATCTTCGGGTCGGAAACCATACTTCATCAACTCTTCGTTAGTCTTGGCGGTAACCTGACTCGCAACACCACTAGTGTACGCACCATGGAAACTATGAATACCGGGTGCTGGTTGGTTGTTATACTTGTATTGTTCGTCATTGCGATCAGCCTTGAATCGGGTAGGATCTTGGGCTAAAGTTTGTGCTGATACCAGACGTTTAGCACCATTGTAACCCAAACCATCGTTACGTGTACCGGTTTCGGAACGGTTAGTGGTTCTTTTGGTTCGTTCATGCTCGTTGCGTGGTACAACACCTGTCATTCCCTGGGCGCGTCCAGCCATGGTAGGTAATCGAGTTGGGAGATATGTCGTTGTCTCAGGTTTGTTATGTGTCAACTGACCCACCTTAGCGGAACGCCCACCAGTGATGTCGGCAGCTGGACCACTACGCCCTGGTAAAGTTGTTAAACGGTATTCACCTACATTGATAGGGTTAACCCTAAACATTTGTTGGTAGCCACCGACAGCTGGTACATTTGAGTCAACACCCAAACCTGGACCAACCAATTGTTTTTCCACTGGGGAAAGATTGTTCATGCGCCCATGGTCGAACATACGACCACGCATATCGAGAACTTCCTGACCACTACTCCTCTGTTGACGGCTAATATCCGCGAAATTTTCCATCTCCTTCTTGGCAGGAACTTCCACACGGGAAACAAAGTTATTTTCCTTAAATGGTGGAGGGATTGCAGGTCCTGCCCCGTCATTCGCTAATACAACTTTCGCTTCTGGGCTGTATTTTTCAGTTTTAGAATTAGTACTTAACGTTCGTCCAGCGTAAACGAGACCAGCTATAGCTAACATTGATATAGGATCAGCCATTCTTATTTCTTACTGACATTTTTATTAACATACCTTTTCTGGAAAAGGCCATTTTGGAGGTCCGCGCGGGTACTCGCAGGTTCATATTTCATGGAACGGAGGGGGACCTTGCATTCCGTGTTTATAAGAGGGAAGAGATTACGTTCGTATGTTTGAACGATAGTCTTGTTGAAACGGGAAGTGGATTGGGGTCGGAGTTCATCGGAAGTGTCAATGTATTTGGCGGGAGCACCCTTACCAGCCATGTAGGGGGCAGTGCCGTATAACATCGTATTGGGCCGAGAACCATTATTCAAGTGGCTGGGCTGAGGGTAAACGAAAACTTCATCGGTAGCTCTCACGGAGGGGAGAGCACCTTTATTGTCGACAATAGAAAGACCAGGTTGGAGCTGATACGCCATTTATTATTACATGAGAATATTAATCTAAGCTAGACTGTTCCACCATGCATTCCCGACCTTTTGTCTCCATTTGACCCTAGACCTGAGAATGCATTTAACTGAACCCCTCTCGCATTGGGATCACACGACCCCCCATCACTCTTACACATCTTCTTATCCTTCGCGCCATACAACCACTCCGCAAACTTTGTCTGATCGCCTGGAATTGTTGACACTGGGGCGGTAACAAACTGACGCTCAAAAGCATTACGCTTGTGAACCGGTAAAGTGGAACGAGAACGCCCCGAATCATATGAAATTTGGTCGCTACTGAATTTCTTAATCAAGGGTTGCGCTGTCGCATAATAACACGCCTCCAACCTATTTGGGGCGTCGGTATAATCACTCATCAACACATTGGCGAGAGGATTCTCCTTCGTTGGTTTTTGACAAGTTGCATTTTCTTTAGTACCATAAGGCTCTTTGATAAGTTTTGCCTTATACATGACATACATGACCGAGAGAACAGTAATACCTAGAACGAATACACGTGGGTCACGGCGGATAACAAAAAGGAGACACGTGGCATAAATGATAAACCGTGAAGCCGCATTGATCCGATCTTCTGGTGTTTGTTTACTATTAGGCCAGAAGTCTAAAATTTTTTTATTATTGACAAGTTGTGTAAGATCTTCAAACCAAACTTTCATTTAATATAGATGAGGTTTATTTTTTTGGGAGACCACCCAACATACCAGACATGCTTCCCATCATTTTCATCAATGCATCCTGATTAATGTCACCACCGCCATCATTTTGTATCTTATCCGCGCATTCCTTAGCCATAGCCTCAATTGCATTTAAGGTATCCTCGGGTACAGATTGAATGGTAGTACCTAGGATGTAGAGTGTCTGAAGATACTGCCAAACTGCATCCTTCGTACTTTCCTGCATGTGCTTCCAAAGCTTTTTCATATCAATCTCGTTGAGGAAATCGATGTTTTTAGAATCCTTGAGAATAAATTTCTCATCCTTGCCTGAAATCTTGTCTGCGTATGGGGTCACACTCTTCATAAACCCATCAACAAGGAGACGGGGTGAAGTGCTTTTAATAAGATCAAATGACGTAAGCATTTTCTTGATACTTTTTTCCTCTGGAAAAGTCTTGTGCAATTCCACAAGAAATTGTCCCATCATGTCATTAAACGCAGTAACGGAAGCCATTTTCTTAATAGTAAGGTGTAATCTTTAAGTTTAGAAAGGATCATTAGAAATTACCTCTTTTTGACCTAACCCATTGAGTACGATCACGTATACGAGAATCGCGACGAGTACGGCTGGTTTGGTGTATTGGTTTAGTTCTAATTTTCCTTCGTTGTTCAAATACGCTTTGAGATGAATATAACCAGCTGTCGTACCACCGGCAATTAAAGCTGCGTACACTGGGTCGCGTAAATAATCGGAGAGTTCCATTTAATTATACCTGGGATTTTTTGTACGATACTCTGGTGCGTCACCAAATAATACATCATCTTCCGGTTGGGCCACTGGTTCCACTGGCTCCATTGGAGGCTCTTGTGGTGGTTCAGATGTTTGAACGGTTGGTATGGTTTTAAACTCATTCTCGAAATTTTCGGGTTCGTGCTCCTCCATGGGTTGCCCTTCCTGGAGTTCTTCTGGTGTTTGCTCCATAGCGGCACCGTCTGGTTCCGGAATCATTTCCTCCTCTTGTCCTTCGAAGATATCAGGGTCCTCACTATCCTCTACGTCACCATCCAAATCGATGTCCCTAGAATCCTGGGACATGTACGTTTGAAGAATCTGCTGAACGGGGATCAATTCTTTTACCGAATTTTCAATCGCCAAGCAAAAACGAATAGTCAGTTTTTCATCCCTGTTATAAACGCTTAGATCTTCGTGGAAAATGTAGGGATCCCTGTAAAGATCCTTGGCGATATTGTTGTAACACGTTTGAATGAAAACTTCATTTGTTGGGAGTTTGAGAGATATCTTTTTGTTGTCAGCCTTGAGACGAACAGCTGACAGAATTTTAGTGCACGCAACGAAAACAGCGGCTAAAAGATCACTGAACCAAGCGCACCGGTTAGCGACGTTTTCCCCATGTTGTTTAGACATGGCATTCGACCAATTTGGTACTTCCTTGAGTAACTTTTGAAACATAATTAGAACCTTTCGCCCCTTGGAAAGACTGTTCGCTTCATCATACATGTCGTTAAAAACGTCAATCATAGTTGGACACATAATAGTACACATTTGTCCGAGATACTCCTTCTTCGCTTCGACGAGTACATTCAAATTATCCATTTATGATTAATTGGGTTTTAAATTAATATTTTACTACGCACCATTTCTCCTGTATTTGTTAGCCATCTTCTTGAGATTCATTAGATTTGGGAAGTCTGTATCATCCACGGTATCTTCACGCTCTTTCCTTTTCTTAGACATGTTCCAGGATACGTAAATGTCAAACTCGGTTACTAACTGAACCGTAAACCCACCGAGTTCAAATTGTCTAGCAATATATCGAGCTGCTGCACCTCTATCGAAAACAGGATACCCAATCAAAAATAAGGGTACTGTCAAAAATACCTGTTTATGACCAAGTTCTACACATTGTTTAATCTTTGAAGAAAACTGTTCGTAAATTTTCATATACATTTCCTTTTTGATCTTCTTCTTTTTATCATCAATCTCTATGATGTCATTGATGTTGATCATTACAATTAACTCAATTTATTTTTTATAGAATCTAACTCACCAACCTTTGGGATCGCACTTTCATTTACAAGTTTATAGTCAATAAATTCTTTACCAGCGGACCCCTTTGTGTAAACCTTTACATTGTCGGGAGCCTGGTCCTTTAATGGTTGAGAGCGAAGGGACACTAATCGGAGTTTACCCTTAACAACCTCGAATGAGGCAATCACTGCAAAACCGAACGAAAACCCATCATTTCTAACCACCATGAAAGTGCACTCATGCATTTGACCTGACGAACTCTCATAAGACTTCACACTTTGGGTTTCAATGATGTAAGTGGAAAACCCGAGACGTCTAAACAACTCCTTGTTTGTTTGAATTACAAACTGTTCCATCATATCGTGGTCGACATTAGCCTCCACCTTAGAATAACTGGAAAAGTCTGGGCTGGGATCATTCAGTTTTACATAATCAACTGGTTTCTTATACCCTGAGAAGCCGAAGGTTTCTGTGAAATTTTCACGCCTGATCGTAGTCAGGATAACTAAAATAGCTAAGATTATGATAACAATCTTAAATGTATCCATCTTTACTATAATGCGTTAATTTTTTTTTACAAATTACCATATAGATAGTAGATGTCACTCTTGATTTATAGCCCCAGATGTAAACACTCCATGGAATTGGTCGAGTATATTAACGGGCAGAAACAACTGAAACAACTTGTGAACTACCACAATGTAAATACACAGGGTATACCTAAACAGTATACAAACAAAATCAACCGCGTACCCACTATGCTTACCAAAAATGGTAAGATCCTAGTTGGTAACGAAATAAAAAACTGGTTGGATTCCCTGTTACCCAAAAAAGACGTAGAACATGCTGGGTTTGGTGGTAGTGTGTGTTCTATGTCCTCCATTGATGGCAACGAGAGAGACTCCGGTCTCTTTTACCTAGATAACTACGGTCAATCTCTCCAGCCTGCAATGACGAAAGAGCTTGAAGAAAAAATCAATAGAGATGTAAATAAAGGTGAAGCTTATACAGAGTTAAAGATGTAACGCACTTTTTACAGTAGATATGAAGCTTGTTTCAATACAAGCTTCAGCCTTTAAGTCAACATTTGAAGTTCTTAAAGATATATTAAACGATGTAAACATCTATTTCCGACCCCAAGGAATGTATATTGTTACTTTAGATACAGCTAGAACTTCACTTATTGATTTATTCCTAGCTGGTGATAATTTTGAAGAATATCATTGCGATCAAGAAGAAATCATTGCTGGTATTAACATTTCCAATACATTCAAACTACTGAAAACAATCACAAATAATGACGTAATCACGATGGAGATCAACTCTAAGGAGTATATGAACATTGAAATTACGAGTGAAGCAAAGAAGACGAGTACCAAATTTCAACTCAAACTTCTAGACATTAATGAAAATCGTATTGAAGTTCCCGAGGTTGAAATGTCAACATTAACCACCTTACCATCGGCTGACTTCCAGAGACTTTGTCGTGACATGTCAAACCTAGGATCCGAAATTGAGATTACGAGGGAAGGTAAAACAATACATCTTCAATGCCAAGGCGATTTTGCTAATCAGGAGACCTCAATTGAATGCCCTGAAGAAAGTCCTAAAATTACAGGTTTATACAGTTTAAAATACTTGAATATCTTTACAAAGGCGACGAGTATGTGTGCGTCTGTGCAAATTATACAAGAAACTGGGAATAGATTCCTTATTTTGAAATATAACGTCGCAAATTTAGGGGAACTTAAATTTTACTTAGCAACTAAGGTATCCGAAGATCTGTTGTAAATCCAGATGTGGTTGAAATTGTTTTTTTCATTCCAATGCCATTTGCAAGTATGATTTTAGGGAACTTATCATGTAAATGTTGCGAATCATAATATAAAAAATCTTCGAGTGTAACCTTCTGCTTGTGAAAATCAAGTGTAGGGCCACTGTAACGTTTCACCTTTTCAGTAATGTTTTGACGTGGTTTATCATCATGATCTACTATCCAAACACTACTCAAAGGGATGTTAAAAATCATCGACGCTTTCTCCGATTCACCTAGTTTGAAATTAAGGTCATTCGATATAACGGTATATACACGACCATTGAAATAATAGTTAATTCGTAAAATGATGTGCCCGACATTTTGGGGTACTAGTGTATTCCTAAAATCCCGCCCTGTTGCATTAACGTAAAAATTTTCTAATATGCCATCCCAATCCTTACTTTCCTCTTTCCAAAATATGTCCTCTGTCTGATACTTCATATCATAGTTAACGGTATACTCAATTTCCTCGGAAATGATTTGATAGTCGTTAGGTGTGGTAATTTTTTTATAAATATAGTAAACACTACTTAAAAGTTTGGTTAACATATCCTTATATAAAGAATGGAAGGTAATTTTTTAAGTAGATATAACAATAAAATAGATGAGTGGTCTGGCCTTATTAAAGGTGACCCAGTTAACAAATCAAAATATGAATCCGAAATGTCTGATTATATCATTAAATGTATGCCCTTCATCGAACGACACGTAGTAGATCATTCAGATGCAGCAACGCATACGGATAACGTTTTCAACCTCAAAGAAACCGTTGGTCTAGCAAGAAAAGATATATTCACAGATTATCTGATAGATGTAGAAAAAAAGAATATACAGAGACCTATGGAACGCACAGAAACCGTTTGTCCTAATTGTATAGATAGTAATATTATACTCGTCCAAAATGTAAGTGACCTAGTGTGTGAAAGTTGCGGTATAGTTGTTGCAGCTCACATAAATGAAGAACTTACATATCGGGAAGAACAAGAAACTTCTGAAAAGATTGTAAACTATTCTTATAAAAGAGAAAATCATTTTAATGAATGGTTATCACAGTTTCAAGCACAGGAAACAACCACCATTCCCGATGAAGTTATGGAACAACTGAGAACTGAACTAAAAAAGATGAAAATCAAAAATCTTGAGGACATTACACATGCAAAAATTAGGAGTTTATTGAAAAAGTTACGTCTAAATAAATACTACGAACATGTACCTTATATAACTAACATTTTGAATGGTATTAAGCCACCTAATATGCCCTCGGAATTAGAAGAATGCCTGCGTATAATGTTTAAGGATATTCAAAAACCATTCGATGACAACTGTCCCACAGAAAGAAAAAACTTTCTCAGTTATTCCTATGTTCTATATAAATTCTGTGAACTTTTGAGTGAAGATGCGTACCTACAATATTTCCCACTTCTGAAATCAAAAGAAAAGTTATACCAACAAGATGTAATATGGAAAAAAATTTGTCATGACCTCAAATGGGAATTTATTCCTACAGTATAATACTTGGATTCAAAAAAAAGTTGATGTGTATAATTGGAAAAATCTTTTTTTAAAGATAAAGATCTTTTAGAAAAGAATGTAATTAAAATATTGAAATATATAAATGTGGTTACTCCTTGGAATAGCACTTTTAATGAACACTTTAGTTGGAAGGTTTATATCTAGGGTACGTGGTGAAGGATTTGGTGGTAAAATTAGAGATGTAGGATTTGACTTTTTACCAGACCTTACCAAATATGAAGTATTGCATGACGTGACAATGATATTACCCCTCATCCTTCTTATAATGAATTGGAATGGTGTTAATCAAAAGGGGTATATCGCATTCTTAACGACGATGTATTTTATGAGAGCTATTTCCAATGTGGTAACACAATTCCCCCGCGCGAAAAGTAAACCATGCAAAGAGGGTAGTCCATTATCAAACTGCAATGACTATATGTTTTCCGGTCATACTACATTCAACATCGTAACTTCATACTTTTTGAATAATGGAATGTTCCCAGTGTACCCCATCTTATCATCACTTGTTACCGTATCGACAAGGGCACATTACAGTGTAGATGTCGTTATAGCGTGGATTATATTTTTTGCACTTAAGTTAAAGATGAAAGTTTAGAATCCCAACCTAAATAATGGAACTCGCATTGTATGAATTCGAGAATGCGTATCCACGTATTCTCTCTTATCTGGACGTTGAAACTGAAGATCCAGCTATTAAATACTGTATGGAGCAAACGAAGCATCATCTGAAGGCCGCCCACGAACTTTTGGAAGGAGCCTTGTTAAACCCGCAGACACATTATGATGATGCGCATGCATTTTATCAAACGCTTTGGAAAGTTCTCCCTCTAATGGTTCTACTTCAATCTTCCGAGTCTCCACCTCCCGACCCGGTTGAAGAGGGAAGTTTACCAGATACGCAGTCTTCAGATCAGTCAGATCAAGATACTTTTGAGCCTGTAACTCCATCCCGTCGGTCAGAGTCTTAATAGCTTTTAATTCTAGAACGATACAATTCTTAATAATAATGTCAGCTCGTAACTGTCCCACCACATGCCCCCTAAACCTCACAAGAATGTGACGTTCAGATTCATAAGGGATTTCCTTTTCCCTTAATATAACCTCAACCGCGTTGTGGTATACTCTCTCACTGTAACCCGGACCCAGTTCAGAATATACCTCCTTCATCATCCCCTCTATGTCAATGTCATTTACCATATACAAAAAAATGTATTATTTTCTCTATATATGTTAAGATGGCTCAGTCAAGTGCTTTTTTGAGAAATATAACAAGACAAAATCGAGAGTTGGAACAGATTGTAGCCACTATAACTAATATGAACGCATTCACTAGAAATGTTCGAAATGAAGCTGCGAGAAAAATACAAAAAGCTTGGAAAGTTGGGCGAAGGAGAGAAGTTAGACAATTGATGAGAAATATGCAAGCGGGACATGTCAATAATCTTACAAATGAATTCAAGAGACTTGATTTAATAAACAAAAACAATCAAGGAAATGTTATTATGACTAACGCGGCACCTATGCTCTCCAAGAAACGTAAAGTCGGTAACAGTAACGAAGAGCAAACTACGAAAACACGAGCCCGTGAAGTAAACCTACCAAACCGTACAATTGGTCGAGGTATGAGTTGTTCTCACGCAGGTGTGACTCGTTATATGAAGAAAGCAAAAAAGAGATTTGATGAACTTGGATACGTGTCCGCCTATTTGGATTATGATACCCAAACGAATCAATATGGTATTACCAAAAATATTGATACCATCGTTAAACGTAAAGGCCAGGTTTATAATTCGGGTTCACGAATAAACTCGAGTCCCCAAGTTTACTTTTTCATGATCGGTATACGAGGTGAAACGTCTACGGGTCATGCAGTGAGTGTGTTAGTTGATGCTCGCGTTGCAAAAAATAAGCGAATTTGGGTTTTTGATCCACATGGTGTTGATTCCAGAAAATCACTTTGGGGTATAACGATGCGTAAAAAGGTTGTACCGATTATTAGGAAATTGTTTAAAATACCTGGTCGCAAAGTGAAGTACTACAATGGACGCGATCTTCAATCAAATAACACGCGTGGTGTATGTACCACATTTTATGTTACATTCATGGATATGGTACCGTATTTACTGAATGGTCGTGCAAACATTAATCAAATAAATCACCTCGCCCGAATAAACAGTACACCGGTACGAGAATATTTTATTAATTTCGCACCAGAAAATAGCGGGAGAATTGTAGTTAAAAACAGGACTGGATAAAGTCTCAGTGTATAGTAGGAAGTACCAATGAAAGTAGGAGTCGTGCGTCCAAATATGATGTTAAGAAGACAACGAATGAAATTGTCTCATGAAGTAGTGCACAATTTGAAAGAGATAAGTAAGGTATCTTCTGTCAAGCGGTGGGAATATGCAGGTGGTATCGAATACGATAATCTTAAATTTAGTACACCAACACGGATTACATCAAAAAAACGAAATAGAGTCGAAACTCGTGAAATTGAACAGGTGTGGTATTCTAAAATATCATATCATACACATCCAGGGATTGGGTATCATGAGGGGTGTATATATGAAAATACACCAATATATACAACCCTCCCTAGTAATGCAGATTTTGAAGCGTATATCAAGGGGTTTCCCAAAATGCAAGTCAATATAATTTGTGATTCACATGGATATTATATTATTGACGTCTTAAAATCAGTCTATAAGAGAGCATCACCCTTACCTGAATCTGTTCATGAATATATGAGAAAGCTACGTAGTAGACCATTCATGCGCATAGGTGCATTTTCAGAGGATGGTGTTGAATATTTCCATACAACTCTACAAAACTGGAAAAGATATATGAATGAAGAAGTTAACCCAGAAATGATAGATCTATTCGGAATATCGATTCAGTATTATGGGTACGACGATGATCCACCAAATATCACTATCTACCGGGATATAGACGTAGTATAGAATCCTCTAATTCATCAACCTCGTACCAAGCCCAATGACACTCCGATGAATCCTTATCGATTTCACACATATCCTGTGCTTCTTTTATCGCTTCAGTGAAACGTAAACGAAGTCTCAGATTCTCCTTGATTGGCCTAACCTCCGCGATACTTGGTCGTTGATACATAGCTTCGAGAACATTCTTACGTGTCTTCGCTATCTTTATCTTATAAAGACTATTTTCGGAGAAGGTTGCAATACATCTCATCTACTTTATTAAGGTATTAAATTTTTAAGTACTACCTACGCTTCCGTGACATGTAAAATACCAAAATTATAATTATAATTAGAGGTATTATATACATGTCATCTCCACTAGTTATATAGTCTAAAATTATATTCGGATTACTCAATAAATATAAAATATTATATCTATTATACGTCTGAGTTATAGACATATTAAGCCCGTGTCCTTGTGTAGCATGCCAATACCATGGTGGGATTGTAATACTATCACCGGGTTCGAGTGTTGCTTTATATATTTTCATTTTGCTGTGGTCCATTTTAAAGAAATCATCTACAGCAAAATTACACTTATTGAAGTCTGTCACAATATTATTTTTACGTACACTTGGGTTATCGTAATTACTGAAAATATAAATAGTTTTACTTCCAAATAATTGATTCAAAATGAAATCAGAACCAACATGTAAATGTAATCCACTAGTATGATTTTTTCCTAAATATAATAGTAATTCTTGAACCCCCCTTGAAGGTGTATTGGGATTTTTCAAATTGGATAATAATTTTTCTTTTCGATCTTTTTGAAAATTTGCCCCAATTAAATCCACTTCCGCACAATATAAGTATGGTCGTTTATCTTTCTTCCAGTGATTTGTTAAATATGCAATATCACATCTACCTGTGTGTGATGCAAATTTCCCGGTTTCAGGTGTTCTGTAAACTTCAACAGGTAATCTTTCATTTCCAAATAAATTCCGTGTTTTCTCAAAACCTAGTTTTAATGCATTAGGTTTATATAATCCACGTATTACGACAGGTTTGTAAAATTCTTTTGTAATTATCTGTTCTTTTTCTTGTGGTGTCATCTGATCGTACACATATGTTGGTAAATCTAAGTATGATGTCATCTATAGTAAGGATACTATTAAAGTTTTGAACTATAAACACGTATATGAGATGTAAGCGTCGGTTGAAAATTCGTTTTCCGTTCAAAATCCGACCACGTATATATTTGGTCTTAAAAATCAAAGAGGAAATTGTAAAAAAGCAAAAACGTCGTGATCGTCGGAGGCGAAGAATGAAAACAAAATTAAAGAAGAAAACTGTGAAACGTACATATGAATATTACATCCTTGTTTAATGTTTTTAGTCGTAAAGTCGTCAAAAAAAGTATAGTCCGTGTACCAAGTGTGAAATTATGGCATCGTGGATACAATCTAAGATATCTTCAGAAGTCATGGACTCGTGGAAATAATCTTAGAAGTTTAAAGAATTAGAATCAAAAATATATATCTATGTTATATTGTGTAACTAAAAGAATATTGTCGCAAATAGACGACTCTTTACCCGTATTCAGTTTGGATAACTACCGTGGTTATGCTAGAATAACTAGTGTATACGATGGAGACACTTTCAAGGCTTGTGTCATTCTTCATGGTAAAGTGTTAAAATTCACATTCCGAACACTTGGATACGACTCCCCGGAAATGAGACCGTATCTTTCTATTGCTGGACGCGAAAATCATATCCAGAAAGCGGTGGCTGCACGCGAATTGTTTAAACATGAAGTTGGGTTCCTTCATTCTACACCACATCAATGGTGGAATCCATTGATATGTAATACTAAGGTGAAGGGGTGGGTATGGATTGAGTGTAAAAAGAATGATAAATATGGTCGAACCCTAGTTACCGTGTATAGAAAAAGAAACGATACTAAATCCGTAAATGATAAAATGATTGATTCAGGTCTCGTAAATATTTACGATGGTGGAACAAAGAAGGAATTCAAATAGTGTATGGGTACTTCCTTACCCATAGATTACATATCCATTTATCACCAGACTTTACAGGTTTCCCTCCATGTAAAGCTTTGGATGTCAATAAGTTATAATTATCAAGGGTGTCAAAAAATAATGCATCACCAGCTTTGAGTTTGTAAGATTTGTTTAGTTTTGGGAATACAGTTTCACCACCTTCGTATCCATCGTTTAGTGCTAGAATAAATGTATACATTCTCATATTTTCATCACCTTTGAATGCATCTTGATGGGGTTTGTAATGACCCCCAGGTTTATATCTGACAACTTGAAGTTTCTCACAATTACGAATTGGTCGATCGGTGTACTTTAGACACCGTTTCATAATACCACGAACAATCTCATCCTCTCTCCCTATCCAAGCAGTTTCACTTTTACGAATTTTTTCATCAACTGTTTTACTAGTAGATATAGTAGATGTCTCGAGTTTACTACTAGCTTTGTTTATGATGTGACGTCTCTCGGACTCTGATATAAAGTTTTCTATCACCGTTGGATTGGGATACCGTGGTAACAAGTATAAAACAAGTAAAATCAATATAAATAAATTTAACTTACCCTTCATCTATTCTTTACAAATAAAAATTTCTGGGGGTAACACATTTATATCTTTCTCGAATTGTTGCAAATACTTCATTTCCATAGTTAAATAATTTTCTTAAGATGTCTATGAATTCTGTTTCACGGTCTGGTTCAAGAATGAACTGTCTAAGAATATCACCACCGGAATGTGTCAACATTTCGAATATATTTGACAAATCTCTCGCTTTATCTTTGTATTTTTCCTGTCGCTGTAGAAATACTTTGAATTCCCTTTCCTTGAATTCATTCAACATATAAGCGACACGCTCACTCAAGTTGTTAACAGGTTCCACGTCCATAAACATCTGTTCCCTGTCTGCATAATATATACCGGTTGCCAAGTTTAATATATCATTGGAAGCTTGAACTTCCCTAAGTTCACGGTAGGTTGGTATACCCCCACACGGTATATCACCATGTTCTCGACTTACACCACCCTTCTTCTTAAATTCTATAAAATGGGGGTTATGGATACGCCCAGTGACAATTTCACCTGAACGCCAATCGAAAGCTGTATGACAGTTAATACACCACATCTGAGAACAACCACTTGTTTTGTGTATAACAGTTCCACACTTTGGACATGATTTACTATCTTTGTTTAATAACTTCATTGTCTTTACAACTTGTGGATCACATACATGCCCCTCTTTTAACAGTTCATTACAATCCTTACAAAAGTTATTTTGACATAGACCACAAAAATATTCTTCATTTAAGAATCCTTTACATTCCTCTTGAGGACATTTACGTATGAATTTCGTTGGTTCATCGACATATAATTCACCCATATTCCTTAATCGTTCCAGTTGAATATATATAGTTTCTAAATTATGATGAAATGCCAATACTTCTGGGAAATTGCTTATATTTTGACTAGTAATAGGAAAAGATAATTCATATTTATGATATGCATCTAGTAACGCAATGCGTAAAGTTCTAGCTTCCCTTCGAAGTTTTCGTATAGCAAGTATTCTTTCCACTTCTTTCTGACTCTGTGGCATAAGAGCTTTTTCACGTTCAAATAAAACATTTTCCCGGTGTCTCTTTAGTTCTGTATTTCGAAAATATTTCGTACAAAATGAATCAATAAATTCGCGATTCCATAAAGTCTTACACCCCATGCAATGGGGATCTTCGAATGTTGAAAGAATATATCTTTGAGAACATGAGCGACAACAGGTTAAATCACAAAAAGGACATTCAACTTTTTTATGATTTATTTTATTTAGTTTTTCGCAACATACATCACAATCATTCATTAACTTAAAGGCATATTATTTCTTTAAATTACAAATTACTGACAGTAATACTTTTAGCACTGACACACCACAAATTGATCCAACACTTCCCGCATATTCTCGCGACCATATATCGTTTTCGCAAAAAATAACGTCAGTTCCGCCTCTTTGTATGACATGTATGAATGCCCATGCTTCTCATATAACTCCGTAACGTTATCAAGGTTGTCATCACACCAGTCCTCCACCTCCTTCTCTGTCATGTTCACATGGAGACCCTTTTCGATGAAATCGGCAACCTCGTCGCTGAGAGGCATGTCGGTAATCACGGTACAGTCGTCGTCAATGTGAAGCATTTTAAGATATTTTCTTAAAACTTACTTTTTACTTAGGTTCCTTAATCGTCTAGCTTCCGCGTTTACTTTCGCAGGGCTAAATCCGGGGTTGTTTTTCTTTACTTTCTTCTTCAGGTTTTTTAATACAGCCTTGTTGTCGACCCGACGTTCCGAGCGTGGGCGAGTATTCACTTTCTTCAAGGCTTCATCTCTACGAACAGCTCCTTCGATTCTCCCACGAAGTTTTGTGACGTTTGTTCTATTTTTCATACGATCGATATTTCTACCAAAGTTTGTACTTGTGTTCTTTGCCAATTCTCGGAGTTCAACCTTTTTAGCATTTATAAAATTCTCACGGGAGCCATATTTCATCTTCTTCTTGGGTTCATTCGAATTTGCATTCGCGTTTGAGTTGTAGTTAGATACTACAGAGTTCGTGTTATTGTTATTGTTACTGTCACTGTTATTGTTCTTCTTATTCTTCACCTGAATTTCTATAAGCTTACGTCTGGCATCAACGTCATTTTTGAATTGTACCACCTTTCTTCGGTGATTCATTTTCTCAACTTTGGTTAATCCCATTTTAGTGTATTTGTTTTCAATATTTTTACGAAGTGAAGTCTTTTCATTCAACTTATTCCCAATACCTTTTAAATTTTCACTTGTCTCCGCTGCTCTCAATTCTTGAGCCCAAACACCTATTCTACCTTTTGTTAAACCCTTCCTTTCTTGGAATACACCGTTATTGTTGGGTATTAAGTTAAGTTCTTTTGTAATTTTGTTTTTAAGAGTGTTCCGTTCCGAGTTGAAATTCTTGATGATGTTACGTACATTATTCTCTTGGCGCCCAACCTCTTCGGGGATATCATTTGTAACTTTTGAATTGGTGAGAGATTCGGCTGAAATTTCACCATTGTTAACCTTAAACGCATTATTTGACGCATTCTTAAAGTTGTTCGTATTGTTAGAGTTAAATGTGGGGTTATTTACCATTGTCGGGTTCTTCTTGTTATTGTTCTTATTTTCATTTTTGTTATTGTTTGAGTTAGAAAGATTGTTGTAAATGGGTTCAGCCGCGCGTCCACCTCGACGTATTCCAGTTTTAACTTGTTTCTTAACATCGGTACTAATTTCGTTGTAAATTTTATCAGCTAGAAACTTGATATCAGCATTTAGATTTACATTGTTGTTGGACTTAACGTTGTTGTTGGTAGTTAATTTGTTTCCGACTTCTTGGACGACATCTTTGTTAATTTCTTTCATGAGTTGGTTAGCTAGGGAGTTAACATTACTCAGCTTTGAAATCTTCGATTTTCGCTTATTATGAACATTCATGAACAACTTAAAAGAGGCCTCATCTCCCCCCTTGTTTGGGTGAAGCTTCAGACTACCCTTAAGAAAGACCTTTCTAAGATCTGTGAGTGTATTAGCTTTATTGATACTATTGAATAAGTTTTTGGTTTCCGTATTCATGTTCTTAGTGTTCACGTTTACGTTATTCTTATTAGATGCCACTACTATACCCAGATTAGGTTTATTAATAGAGTTGGTAATATCTTGTTTCATTAATTGATTCATGATACCGTTAGTAACATGATTTACAACGTTTCTATTAGTTGTATTGGTTCGCAGTTCCTTCACGACATCTTTGTTAATTTCGGTAAGAAGTTTATTGGCTACGATTGCGACATCGCGATTGGGGCCATTTTTAGTGTTGACCTTGTTAGCACCATTGTTGGTACCAGTTCCAGTGTTGACCTTGTTAGGACCCATAAGCGCATTTACCAACTTGTTACCACTCCCGGTGTTGACCTTGTTAGCACCATTGTTGGTACCAGTTCCAGCGTTGACCTTGTTAGGACCCATAAGCGCATTTACCAACTTGTTACCACTCCCGGTGTTGACCTTGTTAGCACCATTGTTGGTACCAGTTCCAGTGTTGACCTTGTTAGCACCATTGTTGGTACCAGTTCCAG